ACAGAGGGTGGTGATTTCGTAAATGTACCTTTTTTCTCCGCTAACCTAAGTGGCGATTTTGAGGTTCTTTCAGATTCTTCTTCATTGACACCCGGCAAGATTTCAACTGATAAGCAAGTTGGAGTTATCTTGCACAGAGGTCGTGCATTTGAATCAAGAGATTTAGCTGCACTTGCAGCAGGTTCAGATCCAATGGCAGCAATCGGTCAAAAAATCGGTGCTTACATTGCAAACCAAAGACAAAAAGATTTACTTGCTTGTCTTGATGGCGTATTCGGTTCAATAAATGCTAACGATAGCAACTCTGCTTTCTTTGGTCTTACTATTGATTCTGAATCAGGCGATACACCAACTGGTTTATCTCCAAAGCACGTTGCAAAAGCAAGATCAATTCTTGGCGATCAAGGTGACAAGCTAACAGCAGTTTGTATGCACAGCAAAGTTTACTATGATCTCGTTGAGAGAAAAATGGTTGACTATGTTCTTGCAACTGATGGAAACGGCGGTTCTGCAACAGCATCTGGTGGTACTATTGCACCTGCATATGCTGGTGGAAACGATACAGTTCCAACATACTGCGGACTAAGAGTTATTGTTTCTGATGATGTTTCTACTACTGGTAGTGGTTCTTCAACAGAGTACAGTACATATTTCTTTACTGCTGGTGCAGTAGCTAGTGGAGAGCAAGCTGGTCTAACAACAGAGACAGACAGAGACATTCTGGCAAAATCTGATGCTATGGCTATTGACCTTCATTACACATATCATCCTGTTGGTTCTAAGTGGGCTGTTACAACAACAAACCCAAACAGAACACAACTTGCAACCGTAGCTAATTGGTCGAAAGTTTACGAGACAAAGAACATTGGTATCGTTAGAGCTACCAACGTATCCACTCAAGACTAAAGGTAATTAAATCATGCCAAGTTTATTCGAGGTTAGTGCTGGTAAGTTAGCTGGACCAACAACAGGTGGTACAGTAACCCAAGCAACAAACAAATCAACAGGTGTAACTCTCAATACAGAGAGTGGACAAATTACTATGAACAATGCACAGCTTGACGCTGGCACTGAAGTAACATTTACAGTAACCAACGATAAAATCGCTGCTACTGATTGTGTCGTAGTAAACCACGGTTCTGCTGGTACAGCAGGGTCATATCTTGTAGGAGTCAGTGCTATTGCTGCTGGTTCTTTTAAAGTAACAGTTACTAATGCTTCTGGTAGTAACTTAAGTGAAGCGATTGTTATTAACTTTGTTGCACTTAAGGGTGCTTCAAGCTAATGGGAATGTTCGCTTTTAAGCGTATGAGAGAACAAGAGGCTGCCAGATTGGTAGTCTCTGCTCCCTCTAAAAAAAAGAAAACCAAAGTAAAACAAAATGGCAATCTCGATAGACGCAACAGTAGGAGGAGCATCAGCGAACAGTTACATAACACTGTCTGATGCAAACGCAATAGTAGAGGGTCTTGTTGCAGATGATGATGTAGCTGCATGGGATGGTTCTAGTACTGACAATAAAAATAGAGCTTTATATACTGCTGCGGTTAGAGTTGACCGAGAAAGATTTTTAGGCGCAAGAGTAACTAATACACAGGCATTACAATGGCCTAGACAGGGCGTAAGAAAACCAGATACCTACATTAATACATATTCGATTGGCTTTCCATTTAGAATATCAACAGATTATTTTGCAGAAACAGAGATACCGGAACAAGTACAAAAGGCACAAGTTATTCTTGCTGTTTACTTGAATAATAACCGCAATGGTTTAGGATTAGGTGGTCTTGAAGATTTCAAGAACGTAAAAATTGGTAACATAGATGTAACACCAAATTTTTATGGTTCTGTTGGTGCTGATAGAGTACCACCACTATTTGAACGGTACTTTACTGGTTTACGAATAAGTGGACCCGGCAACGTTGCAATCAAAAGGAGTTAACAATGAGCTATTACCCAGCCGCCAAAATCATTAATGATACTGCTGCACATACAGGTCGATTTGGCTGTATAAAAGCATTACAAGATTCAGTTATCAATACTTTGGTTGCTGAAAACATTACAGGCGATCTAACCTCTTTGCAGTTTAAATCTAATACTGCTATTGAAGGTGTAATAACCAGTGTCAAGCTTGATAGTGGTACTGTTATTGCTTATCTGATATGAGCCTTGCTAACGCATTAAAAAAAGCTGCATCAAAGTCTTTGGCAAAGTTAGGTGGAGATGTAACTATAAGAAGAGTTACCGCCGGTGCATACAATACAACCACAGGTGCTATTGCTGAGACGTTATCAGATACAACAATAAAGGGTGCGTTAAGTAATGTTTCAAAAAATCAGGTTAATGATCTTATTGAATCGCAAGATAAATTATTAACAATATCTGCTGGTGATATTACATTTATACCAACCACAAAAGATAGAGTTGTTATAAGTAGTGTTGAATTTAAAATTATTCAAGTTTTAATAAATGAGCAAAATAATACAGCCGTAAGCTTTGAGTTGGTCTTGAGGTAAATATGACAAGACAAATAAGATTAGACCAAATAGATGATCTAATGGCAGAGGCGGTACAAGAGTTGGTACAAAAAACAACATTGCGTTGGACAGAATTATCAAAAAAAGCTACACCTGTTGATACTGGTAATTTAAGAAATGGCTGGAAAACTAATATAAGAAAATTTAAAGGAACAATAATAAACAATGTTGAATATGCAGAACCAGTTATTTACGGAACACCATCTTCTTTACCAGAAAGTTGGCAGGGTAAATTTAGAACAAGACAACAGACCATAAAAGGGTTTCCAGAATTACAAGCCAAGCAGCTTGTAGTTGGTTATATTCCACAAGAACTAAAAAGAATAATAAGGAGAATGTAATGGCAGCAACGGATCTAAATACAGTTCGTGCAACTATAGAAGGAAGACTTGCAACAGAGTTAGCATCTAGCCCTGCCATACCTGTTGTATTTAACAATATGTCTTTTGATTCAACTACAGAAGATACTTTTGTTCAATGCCAAACAAGTTTTGGAACTGGTGGCTATTTAACCATGGGTGGTTCTGCAAATTCTGTTAATAGTGTTGTTGGCCTAATTGTTTTAAATATTTTTACAGAAGAAAATATTGGTGCAGGGTCAAACTTTGTTATTGGCAAAAGGCTTCGTGACCTTTACAATAACCTTACAGTTTCAAATGTAATTTTTGATTCGCCTATTGGTCCAGAAGTTTTAGCATCTAGTCCAGAAGGTAAGTTACAAACACAAATAAGAATTACCTTTGAAATATATGAGGAACTTTAAATGGAAATTACTGAAGAAATGCTTGATGTAATCGAAGCTGTAAAGGGTAGGCGTGACCCTGCTTATTGGGATAATCGTTGTAAAAGATATATGGAAAACCAAGAAAATTTAAAAAAAGATGTGAAAAAACCTAAAAAAGGTTAATATAAAATAAATACTTTCTTTTGTTATGGCTATCAAGGGTGATGTTGGCAAAATTATGTTTGAAAACGCTGGTGGTACGGAAGCTGACGTTGGACAAACAAGGTCTTGGTCTTTATCTATTACTAAAGACACCATGGAGACAACTAAACAAGGCGATACTTTTAAAACAAATATCGGTGGTTTAATATCTGGTGAAGGTTCAGCAGAACTACTTTACAACCCAAGTGAAACAGGTGCTGGGTATACAACATTTATTGATGATGTTTTAACCACAGGCGACAATGCTGACGCATTATTTGAATTATTCCCTGATTCAGCAACTTCAGCAAAGAAAATTAGTTTTGCTGGTATTATTACTTCTGCTGAATATGGCGCAACCCTTGGTGAAGTGCAGATTATAAACATCAGTTTTCAAACAAGTGGTACCATAACTTCAGCTATATAGTAAATTAGGTTAATACTTAATATATTTTATGACACCAAAAAGAACGATTGATCTGTTGACTTCATCATATGGTGATGAAATGTCAACAAGAAGAAAGTATGAATTTAAAAACGCCCAAGGCGAAAAAATTGTAGATTTATATTTCAAACCTTTAACAAGATACGATAGACAGAAAGCACAAAGTGCAACTGGTACAGATGAAGCCCTTGTTATATCAACACAATTACTTTGCCAAATGGCAGAACTTGAAGATGGTACAAAAGCTTTTAGTGTTGCTGACGCACCTAATCTACAAAGGGAACTACCAGAAAATGTATTAAATGAAATAGAGTTATTTTTATTTAATATAAACCTTGATACAGATACAGCAAAAAAAGATTAAAGCGAGATAACTGGTTAAACTTTGAGTTTTTTCTCGCAACAGAATTAGGTAAAACAATAAAAGAATTAAGACAATTAATAACACAAGAAGAGTTGGTGTATTGGGCTGCCTATTACGAAAATAAAAGTGAACATGAAAAAAGAATGCATGAAAGAGCAAAAAACAGGTAATATAGAATTAATTGATTTTTGTTTACTTAAGTGGCCGAAAGTATAGTTACCTTAAGAGTTGAAGCAAGAAATGCAATATCTTCTTTAAATAAAACTTCTGCAGCTACAAAAACTTTATCAAACCGGGCAAAAGGTGCATCTGCTTCATTGGCTACAGCTTCCACTGCAGCAAAAGGGTTAGGAGCATCTTTGGCTGCATCACTTGGTCCATTAATTTCTGTGGGTGCTGCTGTTGCAACTGTAAGTAATGCAATAGCAACATTTTCTGCAAGAGAAAGAGATATAACAATACTTAGACAAGGTCTAGAAAATTTAGGTGCTGGAACCCTAGCCCTAAATGAATTACAAGAAGCAGCAGACAGATTAGGTAACCAAACTTTATTTAACCAAGAAGAATTTACAAGAGGATTTAACTTACTAACAAGTTTTAGAAATATAGGTGTTGATTCATACTCAAGAGTTGCACAAGCTGCGGCAGATATTGCGCAAGTTAACCAAGTAGATGTAAGTACATCATTTATGCAATTAGCAAAAGCTTTGCAAGACCCTGAAAGAAATTTATCAAACTTAAATCGCTCTGGTATTGCTTTTACTAAAACGCAAACAGATGTAATTAAAGAGTTGATGAAAACAAATAAAACTGCTGAAGCACATGCAATGATTTTAAGTATTGTTGAGGAAAGCTATAACGGTCTTGCACAAGCTGCTTCAGAGGGGTTTGCTGGTAGTGTTGACTCGTTAGGCGAGGCATTTAGGGATTTTTCAGAGACGTTAGGAAAAACATTAGAACCAGCGTTAATTGCAGCAACTAAAGGTTTAACAGCCCTAATAAAAGCTGCTAATGATCTTTTCACTTCGCCTCTTGGAAAAACTGTTGGTGTTTTTACAACACTTGCTATCGCTGCAAAAGGTGTTGCTATAGCATTACCACTTGTTAGTGCTGGTTTGATGAAAGTAGCGGCTGCTGGTGGTGTTGCTACTATTGCCCTTAATGCCATACCATTCGTTGCTATAGCTACAGGTGTAGGCCTTTTAACAACAGCATTTTTTAAATTAAATGGAGAAAAAAAGAAATTTAATGATTTAGTCAATGCAGGTGCAGAAGATGAAGTTTCAGCAGCAATTGAAAAACAAGCTGAAGCAGTTAGAAAAGTAGAGGAACAATTAGAAAAAGCTGGTAAAAGAGGTAAAAGTCGTTTATTTACAAAACTAGAAGAGGAAAAAGCTGAGTTAAGGTTATTAGAAGGCAGATTGAAAACTATTGAATCTGATAAATTAATTGAAGAATCAGCGAACAAAATTGTAGAGCTTAAAAAAACAGAGATTGCATTACAAGAAGATCAAACAAAAAGTTTTAAAGATTTTTTAAAAAAACAAGAAAGGCAAAAAGAATTACTTGAAGCAACAATAAATGGTAATAAAGAAGAGGTAGAACTACAACATGCAATAAATGCTGCTGTGGAAAAACATGGTGAACAAAACAGACAAAAAATAACAGATATTTTAACAGCAAATGCAGGTTTAAAAGAACAAGTAGGCAAAGTTAAAGAGGTCGGACAAGCAGCAGAAAGTCTAGAGGATAAATTCAAACAAATTGGTGAAACTGTCAGAAATGACTTAGTTAATAATCTTACAGATGCTATAACAGGCGCACAATCTTTTGGTGATGCTATGAAGAATGTTTTAGGTAACTTGAAAAAAAGGCTTATAAATCTTGCTTTAGATAGAGCCATAAGTGGTATTGGTGGTGCATTGATGGGTGGTAAAAAAGGTGGTGGTGGAATCTTTGGTAGTTTCTTAGGTGGTTTGTTTGGTAAAAGAGCAAGAGGTGGTCCTGTATCTGCTGGTGGTGCTTTTGTTGTTGGTGAGAAAGGACCTGAAATTTTGCAGATGGGTTCTAAAGGTGGAAATATAATTCCTAATAATGCGCTGGGTGGTGATTCTGTTGTAAATAATATTTCAATAAGTGTTGACGCATCAGGTAGTGCTGTAAGTGGATCATCTACAGAAGGTAATCAATTAGGACAACAGATAGCGGCAGCGATACAATTAGAACTAATAAAACAAAAACGTGCTGGAGGATTATTAGCATAATGGCTACTTTCCCAAGTATCACTCCACAATTTTCAACACAAGAATCTGTTGTACAAGATAGTCTGCGAATTAAATTAGGTGATGGGTATGAACAAAGAATTGTCCGTGGACTACCAGCAAATAAAAGATTAATTACATTGAATTTAACTTTTAATGTTACGACAGCAGATGCAACTACTATTGATACTTTTTTAGATGCAAGATTTGACGATCAGGCAAACTTTGATTTTACACCGCCACATCACTCTTCAGCATTAAAATTTATATGTACTGCAAGAAGAAGAACAGCAGTATTAAATAATAGAGTTACTATGAATTTAACTTTTGAAGAAGTAGCAGAACCTTAATGGCAATACCAGTTTCTGAATTACAAAAATTAAACCCTAGTGCAAGGATTGAACTTTTTGTTATGGAATTAGTAGAGGGTTTGCATTATGCCACAGGCAATCCATCAAATGTTCCTACAGTTTATAGATTTCATGCTGGTTCAAATATGAACACTAATGCAGAGATAATTTGGCAAGGCAATTCATATCAAAGAATCCCTGTATCATTTGAAGGTGCTGAATTTACTGGTAAAGGCCAAGTACCTAGACCAGTTTTAAGTGTTGCAAATTTAGGTGGTATCAGCAGAAGTGGGTCAGTTATTACTGTTACTGATTTAATGATAATTGTAAATTTAACAACACCTCATAACGATTTAGTAGATGCAAAAATAACACGCATTACAACCCTTGCTAGTGAGCTTGATGCTGCTAATTTTCCCGGCAACAATAATCCATTTGGTACACCGTCATCTAATGAATTACCGCAAGAAATATTTTTTATTGATAGAAAAACAAACGAATCTAGAGAAGTTGTACAGTTTGAGCTTGTAGGTGCATTAGATCAGGCAAACAAAAAATTACCCAAGAGACAAGTGACAAGAAATGAATTTGCAGGGGTAGGCACATTTATAAATACATAATGGATTATTGTTGGAAACAAGACGCAATTAAACACGCACAGCAATGTGACCCAGAGGAATCATGCGGAGTTATTGGTATAAAAAACAATCAAGAAAAGTATTACCCTTGTAAAAATATATCCAATGAACATAAGGTTGAGTCTTTCGTTATTGACCCTATAGATTATGCTGAAGTTGAAGATTCAGTAGATAAAATTGTTGGTATTGTTCATAGTCACCCTCAAGACATTTTAGAGTTTTCTGAATCTGATAAATATAGCTGTAAATCAATAGATTTAATTTT